CTCCTGTTAGTGGGTGCGGCTGTGGCGAGTTCGGAACGCTTTTTCATTGTGTCTCCTTGGTAGCTTACCTACGTTAGATTTGGCTTAAAACGCATGGACAGGTATGCCCCCCACGCAAGCGATCTGGAGTAAATACTGCGCCAGTGCCATCACACTGCGTGCAGTCTGGATCGGCTTTTGAATCGACAACAATATGGCGCTCGGACTTGGCTCCAATTCGAGCCAAGTCTTCATCTGTTGGCGCCATGCGTTTTTGCAGTCTGGTAAGTTTTTTCAATGGTTCACTTCCTCAGTTGTTACTCTGATAGTGAATGAAAAATAGGAACGACAGGGCATAGTCCGCATCCCCTTTTAGTCCCTGCCGAATCCTCGGGGGAGTTCCACCCCTTCCAGTTCGTCGATGGCTCCGACGAAGGTCTCACATGCCTCGATCACTTCGTCCAGCCGCTCCGCCGTAGCGCCCTGTTCAAGATTCTCAGGCAAATCCTCTTTCCAACCTTCGTATTCTTCCTGAAGGCTCTCGATTTCGCTGGCAGCGTCACGGATTTCACTGATCGCTTTTGCCCAACGGGCAGGTCTGCTTAACTGTGCGATGATACTATCCTCCTGTTAGTGGGTGTGCCAGTGGGGGCAAGTCTGCATCCCCTTGCTTTAGCTCCTATATGGTGATGTGTCGATATTGCGCCCACTCGGTGTTATCGCTCCCGACTTATTCAGTAGCTTGCGAGCCTTAAGGCTTTCCGTTGCAATGTCCCACCTACCTTGGGTTATTTCATATCGCCGGTTCGCTTCGGTGTACTGGATATTCTTTTTCCCGCCGTACGTGTTTTTCAGTCCCTTGTATGCCAGCACTATCTTTTCGTCGTCCGTTGCGCTGTCTGGCTCGGTAATCATCTGTGGCGAGTCGCTGGGGTGTATGTAGATGGTCAGCCCCATATCTTTGCCGCAAAAAATTGAGTGCTCGACTATGGCCATATCCTGTTCCAGCGGAATCGGCGGAATCGACTGCGGTCCGCCAAATTGCGGAGGACCAAATCTTGGTAGCGGCACAACCTGTCGAGTTGACAGCTTTACCGCTGTCCAAGTTGAACGGCTCCCGCCATCCCAGTAGGTTGAATTCATCTGTACTTCCTCGACGGCTTTAAAGGCGTACTTCCGCCCACTGTATCCGACCGCTTGTCCCAACTCTTTGACTCCGGGCTCGCTTCCAGTCAGGTACGTTATTTTCATTGCTTTCCTCCTGTTAGTGGTTGGTGACTGATCGGTTCGCCTGTTCATGGAATGAAAATAGTTACTCATACAGCCTATAGCTCTTGCGAATCGGAGTGCGCTCAATCACCTCGCCGTTCCGCTTGATGACTCGGACGGTCGTGTGCCGTACCCTGTCGCCGCTCTTGTCCCATACCAGCGGCCAGTCCATATCGACGTTATGGTGCTCCGTCGTGCCGTCGTCGTGGGAGATCGCATGACCATCCTTGAGCGCTTTGATCCTCGCCGCCTCAATAACTTTCGGATCGTCGGTTACGAGGAGCGTATCCCAGATGCGCTCCGCGTAGAGCGTTCCAACAGGACTCTGTACCTTTTTCATCGTTCAATCCTCCTGTGTGAGTGTGTCGGGACTTTGGGATTCCCAACGTGACCTTTCCGGGGCTCATCCCTGAGCCCCGCCCCCAGGATTTTTTATGCAGCTTTCTTTGTGATCGCCTTCTTGGCCGCGGCCTTCTTCGGCGTACGTTTCTTCGGCGCACTCTTGGCCGCCTTAGGCTGCTTTACCTCCTCTTCGAGGATAAGCTCAAGAACCTGTCCCACCTGCTTGAGCACCGACAGGGCCACCTTTTCCGGCTCTTTTCCCTCAGCCTTCGCGTACCGGCTCACATACTCCACGCACTCGGCATCGGCGGATTTTTTCCCGAAGAGGTGACACAGCGCCGCTGCTGAGATCTCAGCGACCGCCTCCCTGATGAGCTTCGGGCTCTCTTTGAGCGTGCCGATCCTGTCGTGGGCGGCGTGGGCCAGTTCATGGAAGAAGACGGCCTCATCCGGCGATGCAAGGACGATCTCCACCCCATGACGGTAGTATCCTGCATAAGTGTCCGCCGAAGGTCCGTAGGAGATCTTCAGGCCCCACTGGGTAGCTATGCCGGCGAGGTCCGGCAGTTCCGTGGGGATCTGGCCCTCATATTCCGGCGGCACCTCCCCTTCGGTATCCTCGTACCTGAAGACGACGACGGCCCTGAATCCGTACACGAAGGTTTTTTCTTTCTTCGCTCCATTCTCCTCCACCTCCTTCTTGGAGACCATGGGAGCGAGGATGTGGATGGCTTTGCTGCCCTTTTTGACGTTTCGCTCGACCGCCTTCCAAGCATGGAAGCCTCTGGCATCAGCGGTGTGGGAGAGGTGCATGATGACGCGATTGTTGAACGAGTACCCTTCTGAGGGGATGCCGGGAGCCGGCTTGATGACCGACATCGCCGCAGCCTGTCCGATGGTGCCCTCGCGGAAGGCCGTCATGACCTTGCCGAGTGCAAGCTGCACATGCGGCGAGGGATCTCTTTTTGTGCTCTTTTTCGGTGCCATTATGCTTCCTCCTGTGAGTGAGTTTGGCTTGTCTAACGCGGGCGATGGCAGAAACAAAGGCTGAAGTTGAGTCCTTCGACTGGGCTGTCCATTAGCCTGTCCACTCTTTCAACTGTGAGGATAAAGCCTGCCCTCCCCGGCCACGGTTTAGTGCGTATCACTCTCCATCCCTTGCTGTCCAACCGGCGGTAGACGTCTGACAACTTCCAAAGCTCAACGTGCAGTGTCTTTTTCATATCAATCCCCCTCTGTTGAGTACGTCCCAACTCTATATGTATTACCCTCGGCTTTCTAAGCCTCGTCAGAGTCACTCTTTTCGGTGAAGCTAATCCAGCCCGTCAGGCCACTCTTCGTCAGGCTGCCCAACGCGGCCCTGTGCAGCGTGTCTGCGGTGGTTTCCTCTTCCCAAGCGAGGTAGCGATCTTCGAGGGAAATCTCTTCGATGTTGGCGTTTTTGCGCGTTGAAATCTTCATGGTGGTTCCTCCTGTGAGAGTTGCCCGTCGAACGCGGGCGGGTTGGTTGTGCCGAAGGCATTGGGAACCTTCGGGTGGGCCTTCGCAACGCGTCGCGTGTCGCGTTGCCCCTCGGCCTTTTCGGTCGTTTCGGGTTTCCTCCTTCCTCTCATACGCGATGGGTACGTGCTGCCGGGTCCGCTCTCGTGCGTCTTCAAGGCGCGCTTGTCCCCTCTGCACGTCGCCCCGGTCCTGTGGCCCTGTTAGGTGGGCCTTCTCCTGCTGCCGATCAAACCTGCGCCCCGTATTTGGCCTACGTCCCCTGTGTGGGTACCCGGTGTAGGGTGGCCGCGTGATCGTTCTCAGCTTGCCTTTATTCGATTTTCGACCGGTGTCTTGGCCGCTTCATGCTTGGTCCATCGCCTCCTCTTTCCGTGTGCAACATCCTAACGACGATGATAAGTATACGAACAACCTCTGGACATGTCAAGCACTTTCGGTAGGGGATGGCAAGAAAAAACAGCAAAAAGTCCGTAAGTTCAATGATTTGAAGGGTGGGAAAAAGTTTCGATTAAGGCTCAAAAATCCGCTGCTGCCGCTTAAACTGCGCCAATCCAAGGCCGAAAATGGTGGCAAGGAAGACGCCGATTTGACGCCAGACTGAGGCCAAAGGGACTCGCCTACTTCCATCGGATCTGCCACCAGACAGACTGTCAGCCGCGCGGCCTGATGTAGGTCTTGACAGCCGGCGATGTCGCCGGAGAGGCGCGGAGAAGGCGCAGAGCCGGAGGCCCCCTTCCTTACTGTTCCCCTCTCACAATATCCCAAGGAGGCAAGAGACAGGGAGAGTGGGACCCCCGTCATGTATGACGGGGAGAAGGCGGAGGGTAGAGAGGGGGTGGGGGGTTGCAGGGGGGATACAGCAGGAGGGCAAGTTTGCCGGAGACAGCCCCAGCGCCGCCGCTGCCGGCAATTTCCTCCATTTGAAGGGTGAATTTCGGCCATTTATAGTATCGATAATGTATGTTATCGATACTATCACAGAGGGCAGAGGAAGTTCTGCCGCTGAATATTCGACCCGCCGCCGCGCCATCGAGGCCGCCAGCCATGCGCGCGCGCGGGGGAGGCGAATAACGCGTAAATCCTTGTTTTTCAACAGGTTACAAACGCCGTTTGGGGTTCCCGGGGCGGCATCCCCCGGAGCGGGTCCCCCCCTTTTTTCTTAGATGGCCCCTCAAAAATTATCAGTAGAATTTCACCCCTTTAAAATTATGCGGGCGCGATGAATTTATAATTTGTATTTTACTTTATGAGTTTAGTCTCTGCCCCATGGGCTTGCCCCTTTGCATGAAGGAGATATTGATGTTTAAGATTCACGATGTGAAAAACCCTGACGACTTGGCGAATCAGCTGTGGAACCAGATCAGGGGCAAGTGCAGTGGGTGAGGGGTTTCTGAATTTTATTTTAGAGGCCTTGGTTTTCGTTCTCATTCCCGTCTTCTCGATTGTTCTTGAGTATTCAAAGCTGGCATGGCATGCGGATGCGGAGAAGCGGTTTTTCTTTTTTATGCATATCTGGGCGGTTATTGGCCTTCTTGTGGTGTCGAGAGTGCCTTGGTGGGTTATATTGCTTGGTGTGATTTCGGTCTGGGCATCTGACGCGCTCATTGAGCAGAAGCGCCTGAAGACGCTTGTCGGCAATCTTTCGTCGCTCCTGTCGTCATGGCCATGGCATGTGATTGCGTATTACATGCTTGGCTGGCCTATGATGCTCCTCGCGCTGCCGACTGGGTATTATGCCGGGTGGATATGGAATAAGAAGAGGCCGGCGCACTGGGGGCCATCGTTCTGGTCCAGACTGTACCCTTAATTAATCTGGCCGGGGGAAGCCGAAGTCGGGGAGAAAGCAGAGTCCTGAGGAGTTCTCTGCTACCTGTGACGAAGCCGAGGGAGTCGGGAATGTGGGGAGCATTCCTGATGTTCCCGTCCCGGCCTTTTATTTTGACGTGAGGTCGTATGAATCGTGTATATATAGAACGCGAGCAGATGTCCGATAATGCGGTTCTCTCATACATCTGGTCTCCGGATGAAAGTGAACTTCATCTGCACGGACTGGAACGTAGCTGGAAGCACAACCGCTCCAATATCTCGTGCATCCCAGACGGCGTATATGCGCTCCTACCGTGGACATCGCCCAAATACGGGATTGTCTATGCGTTCTGCGGCGGGACCGTGACCCCCGTGCAGGAGGACGTTCCCAACCACGCCGGTAGATGGGGGAACCTCATTCATCCCGCCAACTACTGGAATCAGCTGGAGGGTTGTCTGGCTCTGGGCATGACGAGGGGGGAAAATGACGGAGATCTGTGCGTGTGGTCTTCTAAACAGGCTTGCGGTGTATTTAGTGAGACAATGGGGTATGAGCCTATGATCGCGTATGTATCATGGAAGCCTGAGGTTGCTTGGGGTTCAAGGGGCGGCTAAGGCATCTGATGGCAAAAGCACCCGGACACCAGCGAGTCTCTCAGGCTCGAAAGGAAAAATTCCTCGTCGCTCTTGCGAAGACGATGAACGTCGCTGCGGCTGCCAAGCTGATCGGCATGCCGTATGGACCTGCCGCTCTTTATGAGCAGCGGGCAGCTGACCCTGAATTCAAGAAGCGATGGGAAGAGGTCGAAAACCTGAAGCTGGATGAGCTGGAAGCCTTGCAGTGGAAAGCTGCCCTTGAGCACCGGGAAGACCGGAGGTGGGTTCTGAGCCGCCGGAGACCGGGAAAATGGAGCGAAAAGCACACTCACGGCGGTAAGGTTGAGGTAGAGCACACTCTCAACATCAAGCAGATGAGCCGTGATGACCTCCTCAAGATTGCACAGGCGGGTGCCGTGCAGGCTGATTATACAATCGAGAGCGGAGAAGATCCGGCAAGTGACTGACGAAGTCATTTCTCCTCAGGATGCGGCGAGTGAGCTTATATCCCGGCAAGATGCCGAGAAGAGCCTCGTTTCCTTCACCCGGTATACGATGGCCGGCTATGAGCCCGGACGTCATCACCACCTCATAGCCGAAGCCCTTGAAAGAGTAAGCAGCGGTGAATGCAAGCGTCTCATCATACAGGCTCCCCCACGGGCAGGAAAGTCCCAGCTGGCAACCATCCACTTCCCGGCTTTCTACCTCGGACGGCATCCGCAGCAGCAGGTCATCACAGCCTGCCACAATACCGACCTCGCCAGATTCTTCGGACGACAGGTTAGAAATCTCATCCATACCGACCTCTATAAGAACATCTTCCCCGGCATCACCCTTGCCGCCGACGCCAAAGCCGCCAACTTCTGGAATACCTCCAAGGGAGGTGTCTATTTCTCGGCTGGCGTGGGATCTGGTATCGCGGGTCGCGGAGGCCATCTCATTGTTGTGGACGATCCCATCAGAACGCGGGCCGATGCCGACAGCAAGCATGTCAGGGACCAGCTCTGGGACTGGTACCGATCAGACCTCTACTCCCGGCGAATGCCCGACGCCGCCATCGTCATCATAGCGACCAGATGGCATGACGATGATCTGACAGGGCGTCTTCTTCTTGAGCAGGAATCGGGGACCGGCGACGACTGGGAGGTCATCAGCCTGCCGGCAATCGCCATTGACGACGACGATCAGCTCGGGCGAAAGGCAGGGGAAGCACTTTGGCCGGAATGGTATCCGATTGAAGTATTGGAGCAGACGAAACTCGTCACCATGTCCTCGGGAGGGCCCAGAGAATGGTCCGCCCTCTATCAGCAGCGACCTATTGCGGAAGAATCTTCCTACTTCAAGAAGGAGTGGGTCCGATATTATAACATGCCCGATCTCATGTCTCGTATGGACCCCTACGGGAAGCGCCCTTACCTCCACATCTATGCCGCGTCCGACTATGCCGTTTCCGGACAGGGCGGAGACTATACGGTCCATATCGTCGGGGGCGTGGACCCGAATGACGACCTCTATATCCTTGACCTCTGGAGATATCAGGCCGAATCAGATGCATGGGTAGACGCCCTCATCCAGCTTATTGCGAAATGGAAGCCCCTCCTGTGGGCGGAAGAATCCGGACAGATTGAGAAATCGGTCGGCCCCTTCATCACGAAGCGGATGCAGGAGCAGAAGACGTATTGCAGGCGCGAAGGGTATTCCTCCGCAAAGGACAAGCCGACCCGGGCGAGGAGCATACAGGCCCGTATGTCGATGGGAAAAGTCTTCCTTCCCATCAAGGCGTCATGGCTCGACAGCTTTTTGTATGAAGTGTCCAGATTCCCTGCCGGATCTCACGACGATCAGGTGGACGCTATCTCTCTCCTCGGGCGCATTCTCGATCAGATGACCCCCGGCGTCTCTCAGGCTCCCCCTGAGGCAGAAGAGTTTCCCCCGACGACCTATGGGGACATATTCAAGGCTCAGGTGCGAACAAACCGGCGACATCGCCGGGGGTTCGGCTCTCATACCTCCATTGTCGTCCCTTATAATAGAATAGAGGTTCCCGAAGACGCCTGAGGATATGACTTGATCTGTTTAAAGAGCTTGTACATTTTTAATTAATTCCCTCGTAATGAGAATGCTATGTCCTATCCAACAGGTGGTCGAGAGCGAGTAGAGTTCTGGGAGGGGCGGGTAAAACATGCGGGAGACCGCATGAAATCCCACTTCGCCGCCGCTGACATTCTCGTAAAGCAGTACTTCAACGAGCCGACGACCGACCGGGAACGGGATCAGAATTCCGACCTCGACCCCCATACGTCCCGGGTCAAGGCATCTCTTGTTTTCGGTTGGATCGATCAGTCGATAGCGAATCTCCTTGAGCGCCACCCCCATTTCAAAGTACAGCCCCTTTCCCCGGATTCCGCCAAGGGACAGAGGATTGTCGAATCGGTAACTAATTACTGGTACCGGGAGACCGATCAGTTAAGGCAGGACGAGCGGGTCCTCCTCGATGCCTTTCTCACGCCCTACGGCGTAAAGAAAATCGGCTGGGCGACAGATATAGAGCAGCGGGTGAGCGATATCGTAAACGAGCCTCGATTCGATTTCGAGGACGACGTCTCAGCCGACCTCATGTCTCTTCTGTCCGGCGAACCGACCCGGGTGTCCGACAGTCAGGACCATGAACTTCACATTGATTCAAAGGTTACTTTTCTTCAGAGCCCCTCCTTCGAAATCGACGAGGCGACTGAGCAGATCATTGAGGACAACATCAGCCTCCACAAGAAGATGTTGAATCGGGCACAACCCGATCCCCATACTTCGATCAAGTGGGAAGCGCCTTTCGGGCAGCGGTGGAAGCCGCAGCATTTCTTCGTAGACCCCCTCGCGCAGGACGGAATCAAGGACGCGCAATGGATTGCCTTCAAATCGATCCGTCGCCTTGAAGACGTCAAGATGAACCCGAACTACGAACATACCGATACTCTGGAAGGAAATACCCGTTCTGAAGATGCCCCGGCGGTGAACCGGATGGGAGATGACAGTCAGGACGATTTCGGCCTTGTGACGATTTACGAAGTCTGGGCTCGGGACTTTCCGGTCAAGCCGGGGCGGCGAAGAAACATTCTATTCGTATTTGCCGAAGGGCACGATATGCCTCTGCGGCAGGAGGAGGACTGGCCCTATACAACCATAGAGGACTTCCCCGTCGAGGTCCTGTCGTTCACTTCAGGGGTGAATGAGTGGTATGCGAAGCCGACGCTTTCCATGGCAGGAGGCGACAACATACAGGCCCTCGCAAACGAAATCCTCGACTCCTATCTCTATGTCATCCGCAAGCAGAAAAATGTCATCCTTTACGACTCCGACGTCGTGGAGGGGGACACGATAGACAATCTCCTTATTGCTCCGGATATGTCAGCTCATCCCGTGAGAGGGATGTCGAACAGTGCCGGCCCTGCCGTCCAGACCCTTGATCTCGGGAGAATTCACGGCGAGAAGGGGGAGCTGCTCTCCCTGATGCAGACCCTCTTTGATCGCTCCGCCGGCACCCCTCAGCCAGTTGCCATGCCCGTGGAGTCTGCGACGGAAGCCTCTATTATCGAGAGACGCACGACTGCGAGGGAAGCCCGGCGGGGCAATCTTCTTGCCGAATTTCAGGTCAAAACCGCACGAAAGTTCTGGCAGCTGACAACTCAATTCAGGCCGGAACGCCTCTTTCTCATTCATCCGATGGCTCAGGACTGGGTGGCGGTGGACGCCGATACGGCCACAGGGGAATATCGCTTTCAGATTTCCGTCTCTTCGCAGGCAACATCCGTTGCACTGGAGCGGAAAAACTGGTCTGATCTTCTCAATCTCTTCTCTGGCCTTGCCGGTCTCTTTCAGCAGCTCTATGGGCCGGAATCAATGCCGAATCTTCAAGCTCTGGCTGAACGGCTTCTTGTCAGGGGATTCAATGAACTCGCTCCAGAGGAGATTCTTCCGGGCCTTGCTACGCCGGAAGGCGGGATACCGAATTCACCGGAGATGCAGGCGGCAATCCAGCAGCTTCTTTCCGGTACCCCGGGGGAGGCTCCAGCGGAAGGCCCGTCCACGTCTGGTCCCCCAACCGAAACTGAATCTGGAGAGCGGGCCGGAGCGGCCCTTCCCCGGCAGTTCCGTGAGCCGATTCCATCAGGGGGACGGATTCAGGGTCGGGCTCAGTCCCCATGACCGAAACCGTGGTGAACGAACGATATGGTCCCGTTAAGACCACAACAAGAGATCGCCACGCTCCTCCGCAATCGCGCCGCTCTCGGAAAAAGCGGGGCAAGAAAAAGCTACCTGCAACGGTTCTGAGTGACATTGTACATGCGAAAGGATAAAAAGACCGATGCCATCAAGAGCATTTGAAAAGCGCCGCAAAAAGAGAATGCGGGAGGAGCGTCCCGATTCTACTATCGGGAAGGACCTGACAACGCTGAAAAGTCAGCTTGGCAAGCTCCTCGGTCTTTTTGGGGGACCCGAAGATGAGCAACCGACTGCCAAGATTCGCCAGACGCTCGCGGAGAGAGATCAGGAAACGGCCCGTCGGTTAGGGAGGAAAGCGGCGAAACCAAGCCCGCCGGCCTTGCATCCCGCCCAGATGCGTCCCCGGGATCGACCGGGACGCAGGGAACCTGCTGATCCCTTTCCCGGCCAAGGCAGGAGGGAACCCGCGAAAGCCGTAAGCCGCCCCGCGAAAGCCGTAAGCCGCCCCGCGACTCCGGCTCCGCAGCCTCCGGATGCTGATATCACCTCAGATATGGACCTTCGTCTGGCCCCTACTGAATTTCAGACGCGTATCCCTCGACGCTTCGCCCCTCAAGCCGCCTATGACACGCCAGCGCCTCCGCCTCAAGGCGGGCCGGCTCATGTTACAAGGGGAAAAAGAGAGCCGATGCGGCAGGCCGACGGGGCTCCGCCGGCTCATGTGTTAAGAAAAGGTCCTGATTACCCTCAGTTTCAACGTGGTCAGGACATCTCTATAGACTATGGCGCTCAGGCAAGCAGAGGGTTCCCTCAGGGTGTTGGGGCTAAACCGGCTGTTCCTCCCAGTGGCCCTCGGGGCCCAGCAAGTAGAGGGTTTCCCGGTGGGGTTCCACTTGGAGCAGCCGAGCAGGGGCCAGAGCCCCTCCCTGCTTCACCACGCCTCCAAGAGGCAGTGAGTAATATTGATGCTGATCCTCACCCCGGCATAGATACAGAAATTATAGGGCTCCAGCTTGCCCACTCAGGGCAAGACTCGCCCAATGTCAGTCGAGCAGAAAACGGCAAGATAGCCGTGACGCTGCCTGATTCCCTCACGAAGGGAAAGCACGGGGAAGGCTTAACCACTGAAAAATTTGAAGTCTCCAAGGATGGCACAATTTCCAATATCGATGATGTCGCTCCTACCGCTCGCCCCTATGTCACATCTGCCGGAAAAGCCATTTCTTTGTGGGGGAAAATGCCTGAAGGCATTACTCCTGAGGGTGCGGAGAAAAACCTGAATTCAGGGAAATGGGACCCCTCAACGGGACCGGGAAAAGACTACATAAAATTTAAAGAGGCAAAAAATAAAGCTGACATACAGGCCCTCAAGATGGCCGGGAAGGACCCGGAGGGAGATAATAAGGGATTCATGCGCTCCATCGCGGGCAAGGTAGGGGGAGCAGCGGGCAAGGTAGGGGGAGCCGTACTACGCGACCCTCTCATCAGCGGCCTGCTCGGCTATGAGCCGGATGTGCCACAGACTCGCCGCCCGGCCTTGCATCCCGCCCAGATGCCCCCCCGATTCGACCTGAGCGGTTTCAAAAGGATACAGGGACGGGATTGAGCGGCTATTCGCGAAGCACGGCCTCAAGAAGAGGTAAAAGATGATTTCACATGACACAGGCGGGAAGCTGCCTGAGCGGAGTATGAAGGAGGTAATTTGAAATGGCAGGAAGATACACATCACTTCGAGGTGCCGAAGCAGCGGCACGAGCAGGGCAGGGGAGAAAACGCAGAAATGTACGTTCGCGGACACCTTGGCGGGGACCTACGTCGAGAATGCGTCCGCAACGCTCACGGACACCTTGGCGTGGTGGACGCACACTGCCCAGTCGAAGTCTCGGGCAGGTTATGGGAAGATAAACGGCAATGCCTAATTACGATTTTACCTGTCTCTGCGGTACAGTTGTTCTCAATGTGGAATATGACAGGCGGAATCATGCCGTCACCTGCAATACGTGCGGACAGGTCATGGAACGGGAATTTCCCCTCGTGAATATTGATGTCTTTACCCCCTACTACGACGAAGCGCTCGACTGCGACATCACCGGGAGAGAAGACAAGAAGCACAAGATGAAGATCCTTGGCGTCGAAGAGGCCGGGGACAAGGTGGGTGGGGCCAGAAACTTCGACGCGCACGCCCCCCACCACGTAAAGCCATTGCCTCCTCGGGGAAAACAGCTTGAAGCTCGCGGACCTGCTCAAGAGTGGGATATTGCCACTATGGATGAAAGCGGGAAGGTGGACAGGGTAATGAACACGGGAGATCTGGAGACTGTTTAATTGAGACAATCTTTGTTCCCTCTGAACGATGAAATTATAACCTCAACCAAACTTGGAGCCTGATAGGTACTCTGAGGTAGGGAGATAGCTCATGGCAGAGCAACAGATGCATTCCACAGAAGTCGATCTTGACGCGCAGACCAAGAACGTCGAGCAGCTTGACCCTGATCCTTTCAAGACAATTTATGAAATGGAGAATGCGGCCCAGCGGCAAGAGATCGAGACTATTGGGAATGCTCAGGGAGGGGTGGGGCCTGCCTCTTCCTCCGATACGTCCCGTATGGAACCCGCTCGGACGTCTGGCGAAACGGCAACGTCGCCGAATGCGCCGAGTGAGAGTGCCGGGAAACGACCGGGGATCGACACAGTGCTCAATGATGTTGAATCGCAACTGTCGCCGGGGCACGCTGACGTTATTCGTGGCGTACTGACCGGCTTTCACCGTACACAAGCCGAATGGAAGACTCAGCAGGCGGAGCTGGCTGAACATATTGCAGAGGTGAAAACCCTTCGTAATGATCTTCAGCAGCCTCGTTCTGAGCCGGACCCGAATGATCCGCTTACCAATGTTTCACCTCACCAATGGGAACTGTTCAACAGGATGCTGGAACAGCAAGGCATTCCGAACCGGGCAGAACTCGATGCACGCGAGGTGGAAGAAAATCAGAAAGATTACGTTTCTGAGGACATTGACCAAGGGATTGAGCAGTGGGGGGATCAGTTTGGACACCGGGGACCTGATGGGAATTTCGTCTACAACGCGGAGATCCATGACGCGATGCAGGAG